ACCTCCACCTTTACCAGCTCCTCCGCCTCTACCAGCTCCTCCGCCTCTGCCAGCGCCACCTCCACCTTTACCAGCGCCACCTCCACCTTTACCAGCGCCACCTCCACCTCTTCCACCGCGACCACCTCCTCTACCTCCGCCTCTTCCTCTTCCTCTTCCTCTACCACCTCCTCCAATAGGCATTGGAAACCAGCCACCTCTACCAGGTCTTACTTTTCCACCGCAGCCAAAAGGGAAAGGACAAGGGCTAGGTCCTACTTGTTGAAATGATGGGGTTAAAAAACCTGGAGTTTCCATTACAATAGGAATATTTCCTGTGGCGGGGTTATAGTTACTAAATAAAAGTAGAATTAAAACGACTAATGCTAATATAATGAGAATATTATAAGTATTCATTATATTATTGATTTAGAAATTAAAAGAGAAATCTTCTGCCTCTTCTCCAACCGCGACGTCGGCCGGGTCTTGGTCCGCGCCACATTGGTCCTTGTCCAAAATTATATCCAAAATAAGGAGATCGCAATAATACCACGTTATCCGATTGAGTTGTTTGTTGTTGCTGTTGTGACATTTGTAAAAGCATATAAACAATAACTAAAATTAATATTACCATAATGACTTGTTCTAATTCCATATAGTATATCTTTTTATAATAATTTTCTAGGAAAATAATTATAATTTAATAAAGATTATGATAAGCATATTACGCTTAATTGGAGTATGCAAGACCACCCATACCACTCATGACACGAAGGACATTGTAGTTGGTAGCGTACACACGGACCTTAGCAGTCTCGTCACCACCAATAGCGTTGGTGGAAAGGACAAGCTGAAGAGTAGCGTTGTCAATACGAGAGAAATTGCATGTTCCAGATGGCTGGTGCTCCTCAGGGCGAAGTGCGAATGAGTAGACGTTGATACCAGTGTCTGGGTTACGTGTGTGGTGCTGGTATGGCTGAACAAGGTCGAAGTAGGTACCTTCACGCTCACTGAAGCGGTCCTGTCCGTTAAGCTGAAGCTTAGCGGTAACGACTGGGTTCTGTCCCCAGCAGTGCATGTTAAGTGCGGTCTCAGCAAGCACGAATGCTCCAGCATCAGATACACCGGAATCTGGGACATCAGAGATTGGGAAAGCTGCTGAAAGAGCAGGGGTAGAGCAATCGCCTCCGTTCAAGATTGATCCCCACTGGGATCCAACCGCGGGCAATCCATCGGCACCTGGATCTTGGAAAAGACCACGGGAGCTAATGAAACCGCCATTGCGGCCTGTAGGACTTTCGGTAAGCTGGTCAAATCCAGAGAAAGCACTGAATGATGGCACAAGAGCATCAATGGCGTCAGTGTAATTGAATGGCTGGGCACCAAGTGCGGCATTCAAGTCACGGTTCAAAAGGAATGACTGACAGTAGTCAACATTTTTGTCTGGCTGAACAACGAAAATAACCTCTTTACAAGGGTGATTGAAGTTAAGCTTGATTTTGTTACTTGAAGAACCAACAGACTCATCGCCGGTGAACTGAAGCTGCTCAATCAAGTACTCGTGTGGGTTCTGTGCCATGCGTCTACGCTCATCGGTATCAAGGAAGACGTAATCGACGTAAAGGGAAGCAGCAACCAAAGATTTTTGGTATGCGGCTCCATCTTTCACGGAATTATTATCATTTGTTGCGCTCTGGGTAAGGTCTGTGACTGCGAAAAGAACCTCATCAGAAGGGCGAAGCTCAAGGTTGATCTTGACCTCGTGGTACTGAAGAGCAATCAAAGGCAAGGCAAGGCCAGGGTTACGGCAGAACCAGAACTGAAGAGGAATGTAAAGTGTAGTCTCAGGAAGAGCGTTACGTGGTGCGCATACTGCGGCTGGGACATCAGCTGCGGCACATGCGCTGTCAACATCAGCGAATGAAGGATCAATCAAGTAGGTAAGCTGAGTAGTCTGGCCAACCATCTTGTTGTATCCGCGCTCTTGCTCAGCGGTAAGGGTAAGCTGGTTCCAGATGTGCATCCAGTCTCCGTACTGTCTGTCGATGCGCTGGCCACCAATCTCAACCTCAACCATAGAGATAAGCTGCTCACCAGGGTAGTCTAACCAACGAGCGTAAGTCTTATCGCATGGCTTAGCATCTACACCACAGCAGCCCTCCTGGCCAATCTCTGGGAGAGTGACCTGAAGGTAGGTGCGGTAAGCAAGATCACCATTTCTGGAGATAGTGCATTGGACACGGCGTCCGAAATCAGCCTGTCCGTTAAAAGTTTGTTCAATAGATTCCATAGCAAAGTTAGTGTGTCTGCGGTAAGTCACTTTCCAGAAAGTGATCTGTGGGTTACCTGTAAGGTAAACGTCTTGTGCGCCATAGGCTACGAGCTGCATTAATCCACCTCCCATTTTGTTATACTATTGCTAAAGAAAAAAAAATTTTGATTTAACGTTTAAATTAATTATAAATTATGCTTTCACCCAGAAAAAATAATTTTTAAATTGGCTTTATGTATCATCTTGGTTTATTTGATTTATAATTTTATTTATATCAAAATTAGTTTCTAAAAATTTCTTTAAATAATTGTCTAAAAACACTTCTTTTTTTCCTTCGTGGTTTTTTGTAAAAATATACATGTCTTTTTTTTTATTTATTTTCCAACCTTCTTCTAAAGCATTGTACAGAAATGCCATTTTATGCAGTTTGATCGGGTCAATAGATAAAGGATTTGTGATATCAGATGCGATATTCATTAGATTTTAAAGAGAAAAGTAATATTAAATTTAACTTTATAACAAAATACATAATTAAATAAAAAGCAATTTATTTAATTAATGCCGTCTTTTAAACCCAAGGCTAATAAAAAAATTCTAGTTTCAAAAAAGTCGAATGTTACCGTAGATAGCAAACACCAAGAAAAAATGATAGAATTTAAAAAAATCACCGATGTAATTATTCCAAATTTAATACAAGAAAGGCTACAATATAAAAGAAAGCTTAAAAAACAGAATTTAACTCTTGATAAAAAACTAGAATTAAAAGATAAGATTAAAACATGTAGTAAAAAGATCAAAGAACTTGCCAAAAAGGAAAAAACTTATTTATTAGATAATTCTAAATATGTGTTTGATTATTATGAAAAAAAGAAAGAATTAGCCGATGGTAATGACAGTAAAACTAAGGTATTACATTCCTTTTTTAGTAAAACTATGGAAACAAGTACTTCTAAAAAATCAGAAATAAATAACACGCAAAGGTATTTGACTAACATTGATGAATCTTTTTTAAATATCAATGATTATGTGTTACGACATGAAATTTGTGAAAAATGTGGTGGAGAACTAATTCCAGTTGAATCAGAAGGAGTAATGATATGTAAAGAGTGTTCAAATCAAGTAAGATTTATTATTGAGCATGAAAAACCTTCATATAAAGAACCTCCTAAAGAAGTGTGCTTTTATGCTTATAAAAGAATAAATCATTTTAGAGAAATTTTGGCTCAATTTCAAGCAAAAGAAACTACACAAATTCCGGATGAAGTATTAAAAAATATTAGATTACAAATAAAAAAGGAAAGAATTACATTAAAACAGATGACAAATAAAAAAGCAAAAGATATATTGAAAAAACTTGGCTATAATAAGTATTACGAACATATCCCATTTATTAAAGATAAATTAGGAATTAAACCACCTATTATGAAACCTCGTTTAGAAGAAACCCTATGTTCGTTATTTATGGATATACAAAAACCTTATGCGAAACATTGTCCAGATGATAGGGTTAATTTTCTTAATTATTATTATGTTTTATATAAAATGTGTGAGTTGCTAGGAGAAATTCAATTTTTGGCATTTTTTCCAATGTTAAAAGACCCTGTAAAAAGGATTGAACAAGATGATATTTGGAAAAAAATTTGTAAAGAACTTCATTGGGAATTTATACCAACAATATAATTCTTATTAAATTAATAAAAATTATATGAAATTAACACTTAGGCGCGTGGAAAACCAACAAGGTTCGCTCCAATACCGAATCCAGCACCAGAACGGGCACTGACAGCCATGGATGGAACATAAGTGTCAAGGATGCTGAATGTGGCAGCAGCAGTCAAAGCAATAAGCATGACTTCATCAAGTTTCATTGAGTGCTTAGGGATAGCGTAGGCTGCGATAGCAACCATGATACCTTCAACAACGTATTTAACGATGCGTCTGACGAGTTCGCCAATGTCTAAAACCTGTCCAAGTTGTCCGAGCATTTTATATAATTCGTCAAGAAAAAAAAAATATATATATCCAAAAAAATAGTTTAAAATAAAATAGATAAAAATAAACTATAATGGCACAAAAACAACTAAATAGTGATGGGACAAAAAATCCTAAATATGTTGATTTACTAGAGGAAGATAAGCCAATTGCGGGTCAAAAATTCGTATGTGTTTCATTTGTTTCGCCAGAGAATATTTTAAAGCAAAAAGAAGTGTTTTACTTTGAACAATTCCTAAAACACTGGGATTTTTCAAAATCAACACAAAAATTTACACAGTTTCTAAATTTTATATCTTTTAAATATAATTTGAATTTTGATAAGATTATGTCCGATTTTCAAGAATATACTAAATCAGAAGCAGATGATTTGGCACAAACAACAATAGCCGATGATTACAAAAACTTTTTAGATGCTAAAGAAGACGAGTTAGAGCAAGAGTTTTTGGAAAGATTTAATTTTCAAACTAGCACAAGAGGAATCAAGGTAAGAGGAGCTTATCCGACTCAACAAGAAGCGGAACTAAGATGTAGAATGCTTAGAGAAGTTGACCCAAACCATGACGTTTATGTAGGTCCAGTTGGATTATGGATGCCTTGGAATCCGCAAGCTTACAAAACTGGTCGTGTTGAATATTTGGAAGATGAACTTAATCAGCTTATGCACGAGAAGAATCAGAATGAGAAAGAGGCAAAGGTTGCTTTTGAGAAGCGAGTTAAAGAGGCAAAAAGAGCTGCTATTGAGGAGAATGTTAAGATTGCTAAGGAGAGTGGTAATAAACTGACTCAAAATATCGATTCTGACGGCAATTTGGTTGGTGTGGCTAATATGAATACTACTGAGTCAGGGTTAAATGACACTGTTTCTTCTGCGGATATTCGTAAAGAATTGTTTGAAGGTAACAATGTTCGAACGAGAGAAACTGATAAAAAGGAAAAGGAAAATCAAAAAGAAAAGAATTCTATAGCAATGGAAGTCGCCGAAAAGAAAGATTAAATACTTATATATAAATTGATTTACAAGAATAATTTATATATATAGAAATAAAGATGACTGACAACTGTAAACCTACATTTACAATTAATGATAAACTGCCACCTATGACGAAAAAAGTGGATTTTGAAAATGTAGCTGAAAAAAAAGCACCAAAGGTTGAAAACCCAAATAAAAGGAAGAAAAAGAAAAAGAAACCGAAACGATGTCAAATGGAAGGTTGTAAGAAGAAATTACCAATTACAGCTTATGATTGTCGGTGTGAAAAAAGATTTTGTAATTTACATTCAAGCGCCGAAAGTCATAACTGCTCATTTGATTACAAAGCCTTTTATAGAAAAAACTTGGAGAATAAAGGTGGATTAGGAGGTGGGAACTTTGACAAAGTTGAAAACAGAGTTTAATTACCATTTACTTTTCTTTACATTAATACGCGGACCTTTTCTTTGTGCTTTTGGATCAAATGATTCTTCTTCATCATCTGAGCCTAGATCTTTACTCATATCCCAAAACTCTTTTGAACCTAATTTAAAATCTCTATGAGGATCCGCTTTATACCAAAAAATTTGATCATCTAATTTATTGGATTTCGCATTATTTGAAACAACTAAACATTCATAGTTTTCTGTACACTGATCCATGACTTGACAAAAGCTCTCAAAGGTAGGAAACATACCGGCAAAATTTTCATAAATCCTTTTTCTATTTGTCAAATAAGGTTCGCGCAAAATAAAAGTATAATCAATATTTGTTCTTAAATTTGGAGGAACTCCTAAAGGGTACTGCATCGTGATTACTAACATAATTTTCCAATGTCTACCATTCATGAACAAAAGTCTCATTAATTTATCTCTTGCCCAAGTATTATCATATAAACAATCATCTAAAATAACAAAAGCTCTCCCGTCAATATTACATCTTCCATATGCTTCATTTTCCTTTTTAATTTGTTTAATTACCATTTTCTGTCTTTTAAGAATATTTTCAATAATAGCACTATTATATTCATCATGAATAAACAATCTAGGGACCATTTTTGAATAATAACCATTTCCTGCTTCTGTTCCGGAAATTACTGTACCTATAGGAATATCTTGATGATGATATAGTAAATCTTTTACTAA